CACAAATATTATATGATACTTTATCAGTATGTTGTGCACATTGCCAATTGACATACCCGAACAAATGTTCTATAATATAGGTAGAAAACGAACAAATGCTCGTTACTTACAAATAATACGGGAGGTCTACCAAATGACTATAGATGAATACACAAGCCTAACGCGTGAATTAGCGTCAGGAGACGCAGACGAAGCACGCACTTCTCAGATTCTCGTTAGTCTTACAGATGCATTTACAGAGTCATCGTCAAATCTCGAAAACGCACAAAACGAGATAACCAAACTGACAGACAGCAACACTTCGCTCAAACAGGCAAATTACGAATTGTTCTTACGAATAGGCTCCAAGCCCTCGGACCAGCCCGACACAGCCGAACAGACACCTAAGACACCCGAAGATTACACCGCCGAAATCGGTGAGTATAGATAAAAAGGAGTTATAATTAAAATGGCAAATGCATCAAGAGCCGTTTCGGTTATGAACGCAGTGAGAGCAGCAGGCTCTCAGAATTATCAGTCGTTCATTCCGGAATCAACGCTTACAAACATTGCAGAGGTCGGAAATCCTATAATTAATTATCAGGCAATCCGAAATGAATTCTGCACACTTCTCCCCAACATTATTTTTGACACCGTTCTTCACAATAGAGTGTGGAACAACGAATTCGCGTTTCTTCGTAAAGCACTGCCCATGGGTTCTGATGTAGAGGAAATCGCTGTCAATCCGGCTAAAGCAGAAAAATTCGACCCCGAAAATGATTACCTTACGGGATATTTCGATAAGCCCGATATTAAGGTCGCGTTCCACCGTCTTAACCGTAAAGATCAATTTAAGGCGCGTATTCAGAATAACGAACTTAAACTTGCGTTCCGTTCATGGGAAGACCTCGATGACCTTATTGCAGGCGTAATTAATTCGCTTTACAATGGAGATAACATTGAGGAGTTTGCGCTTCTCAAAAACACTATAAACAGCGCGCTTGCAAAGGGCTACGTCTCAACCGTACAGGTTGCAGAGCCGACCGATGAAGCATCCGCAAAAGCGTTTATGCGCAAGGTTCGTCAGACGTACATTGATTTCAGATTCCCGTCATCGCGTTTTAACCGTTATGCGGAAATATCGGGAGACGGCAAGCCGTATATCACATTCTCTCCCACTGAGGAAACGATGATAATTATTTCATCCGCTGTTTCTTCTATTATCGATGTGGATGTACTCGCAGCAGCGTTTAACATGGAGCGCGCCGACTTTATAGGTCGCGTTATCTATGTAGACGATTTTGGCATTGACGGTGTATATGCGCTCATGTGTGACCGTCGTTTCTTCCAGATTTATGATTCTCTCCGCGAGACGGGTTCGTTCTACAATCCCGCGCGTATGGAGTGGAGATATTTTTGGAATGTATGGCAGACCTATAGCGTATCACCGCTTGCTAACGCTGTAATATTTACGTCGATTGCTGATGGTAAAGTAGACGGCGCACAGCTTTCAGCCGGACAGGATACTGTAACTCTTAGCGACACTGCTACTGATGTTGTCGTAGACGCGTCTGACTTTAACAATACTGTTTCTCTGTTCCTTATGGGTAATAACATTCCCGACAATCAGACCGTTACCGCAACAGCTACTAAGGACGGCTCGGCAGCATCCGCGTCTGTTGTAGCTGTAACATATAAGTCAGGAAATCAGTACACGGTTGCTTATGATAAGAAGACAACCACCGCGTCAGAGAAAACACAGGTTGTTCTTAAAATCGGTAATGATATAATCGGTGCGTTTACTGTAGACAATTCCAAGTAAAAGATAAGCTCGATGAGCTTTTAATAAGCATACTATCTTAATAATCGAGAGGGAATGGTGGGTGGGTATATAAATATGAAACTTATTCTTACATTGTTTATCTGTTTTCTTATATGCGTAACAGCTGATTATATCACAGGTGTTATGAAAGCATATGTGAACAGCGAAGTATCTTCCAAAATCGGAAGAAAAGGAATATTGAAAAAAGCCTCTTACATTGCGGTTGTATTTTGCGCAATGATGGTTGACTATTTGATATTTTTTACAAGTGGAAAGTTTGGTGTCAACTACGACCCTATTTCTTGCATACTTGTAATGGCGTGGTTTATAATCAATGAATTGATATCTATTCTTGAAAATGTATCATCTATGGGAGCACCATGCCCCAAATTTCTGAAATCTCTTATGAAGCGGTTACAGAATAATATAGAAAGCGTAGATAAAGGAGATAAACTGAAATGAATAAAAAATTTCGCGGTATAGACATTTCGCTTTATCAGCGGAATATCGACTATGATAGAGTTATAAAAGATAATGATTTTGTAATAATCAAAGCGGGGCAGGGTAGAACAGCGGAATATAATTTCCCGTTTACCGACCCCCTTTTTGAACAGCATATAAAGGCGTTTCGTTCGCGTATATCGGGAAAGAAATTCTACATAGGTGTTTATTGGTACTTCATGGGTAGAACGGAAGCCGAGACTCTTGAGGAAGTTAAGTACCTCATTCAGATTCTTAAGCCCTACAAGGAGAATATAGACATCGGTGTAGCGCTCGATGTCGAAGATACATCTCTCATGGGAGATGTAGACGGTCTGTCTCGCAGAGTAAATCTTTTCCTTAATTCTATAATCGGAGCGGGATATAAGGCATATATTTACGCTAATGAATATTTCCTCGCTACACAGTTTAAGAATAATCTTAATTTTCCGCTTTGGCTTGCGTCTATAGATGACGGGACTAAATCTCACAAGAACCTTCAGAAGAAATATCCTAACCTTAAAATATGGCAGTATAGTTTTAAGGGTACAGAGGGTGGAATATATCCCGTGGACTGTAACGAAGCTGTTGATATAATCGGAGACACCAACACTGATTACCTTGTAAACATGAAAGATGTTGTTACGCTCACACGCTTTCTTTCAGGTTGGAATGTAAAGGTAAACGAAGTGCAGTCCGACATAAATCAGGATGGATATGTAAATATGAAAGACCTTATAGAACTTATAAGGCTCATGGTGGAGGAATAATATATTATGGCGTACACACCGAGTGGAACAATAGCGTTCTATAGAGTGCCGTGGAAAAGTGACTATAAAGATGTACGCCTGTTCACCTCAAAGACGGAGGAGAGTAATTATTTCTCCTCCCCTTTGAGGGTAGAACAAAACTACACATACATCCGTGATAAGCAAGCTATCAAAGTGAACGCTAATAAAGAGGCTATGGAACAGTATAACTACATTCGTTATATGAACGAAAACTTTTCTCTTAAATGGTTTTATGCTTTCATAACGAAAGTAGAATATATAAATCAAAATGCTTGTTATGTTTACTTTGTGCAGGACGTGCATATGACATGGTGGGATTGTTATACAATTAAATCAGCGTATGTAAAGCGTGAACACGTTTCAGATGAATCTGACAGCCATAATACTATTGTCGAGGATTTTAAAATTTCAAATTATGAACAGGATTATATCGATTATTCAGTTGATTATACTCCAAAACTAGCTGGCAATACAGTCGGATGCGCGTTTATAGTAATAACCTCTAATATTCCACTTATTAATTTACAACGACCAGATGCTAATAAAGATTATGAAATTAGAGATATAAAACCGCGCACGAGTGTGCCAATATTAAACAATATTCGCGGTATTGGCACATATGTTTTATTGAAAACGGGCGAACAATACAATAAGTTTCTTGAAACAGCAAATAAATTTGGTTTTATAGACTCAGTATCGCAAGTAATTATGTGTGATTATGATATCATTCAAACATACTGTACTATTACAGAAGTGACAGATTCGATAACAGGCACAATAAACGGCGGCGGTACTATTCAATTTTGGACAGGCGATGAAGTAGCGCCCAGAACAAGTGATGTATACGCGCCCTATATAATCACCAAAATGTCAGACGCATATACGTCAAATACCTTCACACATATTACAGTAGCGGGGTATGAACCAAAAAATAGAAAAATTTTTCATTACCCATGTTGTAAATGGGTGATTGACGCGAATAATGGTGATTATGTAGAATTACAACCACAATTATCGCGCACCGCCGTAGAATTGATAATAGACGAAAAAATATCACTTGACACGAAACTTTCCGTGCGCGCGATTCCACGGCACTATGCTTTGACAGATTCATTTGCTGCTACGTCAGGGTGGGAATATTTTAATATTCATAATTCCGTGGGTATTGTAGCATCGGTATCAGCCCCGTTTGTTAAAGACAATGCGGCGGTTTGGAATGCTCTCAATTCAAATACAATAAACGCACAAACGTCAAACGCAAAAGTTAAAATAGCGCTTGACGCTGTGTTTGGAGCGATTGACACAGTTGCGTCAGCCGGCGCGGGTGTGTTGAATTTGACAGCGCTTAATCCGTCAAGTGTAACCGGACTAATCGGAGCGGGTAAACAAGGTGTTTCGGAATTGACCGACACAGGGCGTTCTATTGCACGTGATGTTATGCAACTCCGTGAAACAGAAGCTAATATAAACGATAAAGCGAATTTACCGTCGCAGCTTATGAATATGACAACTGATGATTCGTGGATAGCGCAACATGGTTTTATGAAATTTACTATTCGCCATATGTGCGCCCCGCTCAATGAAATAAAACGGTATGATAAATATTTATCGAAATATGGTTATAAAACGAATGATTTCAAGATACCTGCCATGAATAATCGCCAGAATTGGAATTATGTTGAAACATCATCTATAACAATCGCCCCTGTGGAGAAAAACGGTTATATTCCTACGGACAATGAATTAATCGAAATTGAAAATATATTCAATTCGGGCGTTACATTTTGGCACATAAACGACGTCGGAAATTACGGTGACTATACCAATGAAATTGTAGGTGATACCAATGGCAAATAAGAAAATTCCTGTAGGATTCAAAGGAGCGAACAATGAATGGATAGCAGGAATGACAGAACAGACCACAATATTTGACACATATTTTTCACGTCTTGTTCTGTTGGCATTGTCTATCTATAAGTGGAACAATCTCCCCGAAACAATGAATGAGCGGTTTCTTGAAAAGACGCTTAATGAGGACGGGCGCGCTTGTTTCACAGATTCGGAATACGGGCTGCTCAATTTACGCGCTGCACCGTCGGGAGATATAAATTTTTATGAAAACCCGACGCGTTTCAATTGTTACAGTATAGGTATAAATCTTCTCCGCGATGCTAAGGAATGCGTGTATATCAGGAATAATTATATAGAACGCTCTACATATCCTATTCTCATATATTTTGCTAAGAAACTTACAGAAATAGAGCGTACTATTATTATGAATGTCCACGCGCAGCGTACGCCTATTCTTGTACAGTGTGAACAGGAGCAGCTGCTTACAATGAAAAATATGTATATGCAGTATGACGGTTTCATGCCCGTCATATACGCGAATAAAGATATTGAATTGTCAAATTTGTCCGTTCTTAACACAGCTGCCCCGTACCTTGCGGATAAACTCGACGAGGAAAAGAAAAACACATGGCATGAGGCGTTGACATATCTCGGAATCGGTAATTCAATGGACTTTAAGCGCGCGCAAGTACAAACGTCAGAAATCGAAGTTAATTCCGAACATTATGGGTATATGGCAGAAGCGGGTCTTATCACGCGACAGCAGGCGTGTGAAGATTGTAATAAGATATTTGGAACAAATATTTCCGTTGAGCGTCGTAACATAAACGAAATTTTGAAGGGGGGTATGCAGTATGGCGAAATATACGACACTACTCCAAACGCTGATTAAAAGTGGTTACGATTTAGGCATGGATACTTATCCCATGCACCAAGAATCATATCGCTTAATGCTTAACGACAAAATTTATAAGCATTATGCATACCGTGAGATAGGCTTTGAGACTCCGGCGTTGTTCAAACATTACCTTAATATGAAAATGAATGAGATAATGCCGTATTATAATCAGTTGTATGACATTCAAGTTGAATTTCTAAAGCAGAATGTATTTCAGAATGTAAATAGAACGGAAACCGAAAAAGGCACAATAAATGATAAAGGCGATGGGAGTAACAAAACTACCGATAACCGCACTATTACGGACGCCGGAACACATTCGGATACCGACAATAATCAACGTATTTACAGTGATACACCGATGTCTCCGTTAAATTTTGAAAACATTCAGATAGGAAAATATGCGACTGATGTTACGTTTGAAAATAACAGTAACAACGGTACAACCGGAAACACACGCACTCACGGCGGAGCGACGGAAGAAAAAACTACAGATAATAATCTCAGAACGGTTGACATCGCGAGAATCTTCAATGGTAATGATGGCAGACTTTACCCGTCGGAGGTTCTCGCTAAGGCAAAAGCTGAAATACTGAATATCGATATGATGATTATTGACGAATTAAATCCTCTGTTTATGGGGATATTTTAACAAAGAGAGGTATATACAATGGCAATAACACCGCTTAATTTTTGGGTACAGCCTGTAATTCCGCTTACGTTTGATGATTCGATTTCGTATCTTGAAACGCTCGGTAAGGTCGTAGAAAAGCTCAATGAATCTCTTACACAGAGTGAGGATTGGGCAGCTGAATTGCGTAAAGATATAACGGATTTTACAACCGCAATAAATCAAGAAATGGCGACATTTCAGGGTAATGTACAGCAGGATATAGCGACATTTGAATCGCGAATAACTACACGGGTTCAGAAGTTTGAGACTGATATGACTAAAAAATATAATGACTTCGCTGCTGAAATAACAAGTCTTATAAAGACAATTCAACTTCATCAAGATTTCTCCATAGACCATGACAGCCCTAATATGTGGGACGTATGGGGTAGCGGGGCGAAGCTTAACTATAGACTTAATACAACTAACGGGTTGGAAGTGTATGATAATGATAGTTACATATCAGCGTACATTCCTGTCATTCCTACCAAACGTTATGCTATATGTTTTGGTAAAGAGCGTGGTACAACGGAGTATGATCCCAATCAATATATAATAATATATGATAGCGATAAAAATTTTGTTAAAAAAGCTGACATGGGAACTATATCGACATACGCCGAAGTGTTTACAATGCCGGCGAACGGTTACTATATAAGAATCAGAGTTGACCTTGCATCGGACGCATCCACTATACCCACGCCCGCTAAGATTTCAATCTCCGACCTTACGGAAAAGACGGGAATGGTGGATGCAGAAATCATATCCAATTATAATACATGGCTGTCACATCCCGAATCTTTCAAAACTACAATATCGAGTACAACCACAGACGATAACGCTGTATACAAACGTAAAATTACATGGCGCGATATGGACGATTCGAAGAATCTCGCGCTTTACGATAATATAACTGTCGGTGGATATACCACAGGTGCATATAATATAACTACAGGTAAATTCTCATCGTCTATTACCAATTCATTTACGTCAGACTTTATACCTGTTTGCCCAGCCGTGGATGATATCGTTATAACTAATCCGCTTAACGCGGGTAACTATGCGAATGTAATTTACTTTAACGAGAATAAAGAGACGATAGGAATGTATAAATTCCCGATTCAGACATCAGCAGTCGGTATCTATATAAATCCTATTCTGTACAACGATGTTGCGTACATAAAATTCTCCGCGTTGACAACCGATTTGCATAACTGCAGGGTAACCGCTGACGGTGTGCCTAAGTTTGGCAGTGGTGATTATCCTGACACCGTTGGTTTTAATAATGTAATATTAGTTACACATTCGGCGGGTGGAATTATAAAACGCGGGACTAAAACATATGCGGGCAATGAGTGTTATAAAATATTGAAAGACTGTATAACTAACGATAGACCGATATATGACAGCGAAACCGTATCAGGGCAGCTTATCATCCTTAGAGCAACGGTTTGTAAGAGAACAGGGGAAAACGAAACGACGTGCAGATTCATCGGTAATAAACTAACCGGAGATCCTGTAACATTGGTTGTTAGTTTGTTCGACGATGGTTCAATAGCTTTATTGTAATTATGAGCGAGTGTTAAACACCGCGATGGCGTAAGAGCCATATAATTAAAAAAGGAGAGGTTTTATACCTCTCCTTTTATTATATCTAACCACGCTGCTTTTACACGGGCGTTTTCATAAGCCGTCCCCCATTTATTGCCTATACGCTCCATAGCAACAGTAAATGCTTTTGAATTATAAAAACGAAATGTGTCAACCGAACGGGTATTTATTCGTGGTCGGTTACGCGCGTGCTTACCGTGGTATTCTCCTATAAGCAAACAGCGGTTCTTAACACTGAATCCCATTGTCATTTTAACCTTGTTATACTCAAAAACATAAATCCAATGGTAGTCTTTAAATAATTGTGGTTTAATTTCAGGGTCTTTCTTAAACGAACCTGTCGTAGCTACATCGTTTCCGGCTACACGTTGCATTTTTGGTATCTCATCTTCACTCTCATACGCAACGGGGACAAACTCCATAGCGCACTTTGCACCGTTTTCAAAGCCGGGCGCGTTCCAAAATATAATTTCGCCTAATTTTGGATTTACAGCCTCCCAATCCAAACCGAAAAACCGAAAGAACGGATTATATTTTGACATTTCATTCAAATTGTTACCTATAAATATAACTGTCCCATTTCTATTTCTGAACACAGTAGATACTATTGACATGAGATGCTCGGGTTCGTTCGGATAATATCCATATGGGTCTCTCATGATAAATTCGTCAAATACAATTGTTCCAACGTCAGGATATTGAGAGCTTTTAGATGCAACTTCCTCATTGGATAATGCAATACCGTGACCAAAAGGCGCTCCGTTATACAGATATTTTTGACGGTCGAATACAATATCGGTTGTTTCATCATTAAGTCGTTTAAACCATGTACTCGCGCTCCGCATGGCGGTGTAGTTTCGGAATACTCTCACAAATTCAGATTTGTCAGTGTCGTATTTCTCTTTTAAATATTTTGCAATCGATGTACTTTTTCCGGATGAACGTCCGCCGAATAAGAAAATATAAGAACAGTTGGGGAAATTAGTTATGTCAAATTCATAATATTTCATGCTAAATCCTCCGTTAAGTCGGACATGGAATCGCTAAGTAAAATACCATGCTTGAATTTTGATATGTCACAAGGGCAGAACATTATATTTCTTTTACTATTCAAATAGTATACTATGCCTATCCCCTCGTCGAACATATAAAAAGTCGTTCGCTCTGTGTCAAGTTTATTACCAAATACATATTCCGACACTTCATCATAATGAAGATATGCGGATTTTTCATTTGTCCAAAACACACCTTGCTTCATAGGCATTTTGAATTCATAGTCCGTGTTCTTGATTACAGCGCCACAATATTGACCAAACTCGTCAGACCATTTACCTTGGTTCTGTCTATCGAGATATGTTCTGCCCGATACGCTTTGGTCAAACATTGTATTTGTTTTCCACATAATACGCATAAGAGTCTTGAATGAAAGTAGCCATGATTCACTATTTTTATATAAATAATCAAGAACAACAGATACTTTCATTGTAGCTTGTACAAGTCCCGACGTCTTTACATCTAATTCTCCATCGAATGTCATATATCGTTTTGAATTGAGTGCTGTGAAATATGCATATGTTTCTTCGTAATCAAATTTCCCTAAACCCCATTTATTTTTTTGTACCTGTGGATGTTTGGATTTTTGACAGCGTTCCATAACTCCGTTGTTGAATTCAGCTACTACGTTAAGAAGATTCTTAAATGTAACAGCTGATTCATAGGGGTGATACAGTTTCGCGCTATCGGTGTCCCAATATACAATAATATATGGAGTTTTAGTGAATATAAGATGAGAGAATAACACAAGGTGTCTCCGCGCGTATGCTGTGATGTAAATACCCACAATATACGATGATTTAACACGCTTGAATAATCCGCGGTCGGACCGCTCCTTACCGAGTTTTATCATAGTCTCGTTATAATAGCGCTCGAATGATTCACGGCTAAGAGATTCAGTGTTAGACGTTATGCAATCTTCATCAATAAGAGTGTCACCGAATACAAGCTGTGTCGCGTCTATTCCATACTGCGCGTTGAACATATTTTTCGATAGCATGAGATAACGTTTAGCTAACTTCTTAGGCTCAGCATTTGATTTTATGTCAGAGAGCCATTTTTCGGGAATACTATTCAACAATGTTTCATCGGGGTGTTTACCGTTTGATATAGCTTTCAGCGCAGTTTTCATATTTGCATATATAATGTTGCGCTCAACTAATTCATTTATACCACCTGATGATTTTGCGCGATTGAGAAATAAACATTCAGCTGATATAGATTTAACATCGTACATTTTGAGTATATTCACAATATCAACTTCTGTTGCGTATATAGTACACTCGTCATAGCTGATAATTCTGCCATTATCGATAAGGCGATTATACTCAGACACCATTTCTTCTAACAATTTGTAACCATGCGATTTTTTATTATATTTTATTTCGCCTAAACCATCTTTTGATTTAGTCTTTGACGCTGAAATAATGGGCATATAGTTATAACCGTAATTTTTAATTTTTATATTTTTTAGCGTAAATATGCCGTGAAACATTTTTCCCGACACAAGAACATGACGCATTTTTATAGCCTCGACATCATCTAACAACGACGATTCTATACATTCTTCATATAATCCGCTCCATAGATTTTGTAATTCATCGTTTACATATAACGCGCCGTTAGTATTGGGAAAATCCATTTGTGTTGACTGCGACGGATAATCCGAGCATACATCGAATGAATGTACTAAAGTGCATAACTTCCCGCGGAAAAATGTATTCGCGTGTGTATAAGCCCCCTGATACACACCGCGCATAATTTGATATTGGTCAAAATTCATGGGAAATGTGTCAACACAGTAATTGCTCCACGCCTTCTCTAATTCTGATGATAAAATAGCCTTATTGTTTTTACGCGTAAATGAAGTAAATGTGAGTGGGATATCCTTTATGTTTTTAATCCAAAACCAATTTTTACATTCTTCTATAATTCCGCAAGCTGTTACCTTACAGTCGTTATAACAATAGTCATAGTCGTATTTCTCAAGTTTATCTGTAGGGAGTCGAAATTCATTATAATCATATCCAAGTTTCGGGTGTCCTATCATGTCACCGATTGAGCCGACAGAACGGTGTAAAAGTTTAAGCGAACATCGTATCTCAAGCCAAACTTTCTCACCGTCTCCAAACGCGAGTCTCCACGGATTACTTCCGTCGGAAAATGATTTTGTAATCATCAGCTGACCCATGAGAGATTCCCAATTACGCGCGAAGGAAAAATCAAACCCGAGGTTGTGAAAAAATATAAGTGTTCTCTTTTTACGTTTTTCCGCTTGCTTATAAAGTGTATAAAAATAATCTCCGAGGTCTTTCGGATAACGGCAGTCGAAACATGGTTCTACAATGTCCCATGAATCAGGTGTGGATAATCCTTTATTAAAATTGGCTTTTACTACGCAAGCGAGATATGCTCCGCATTCATTCGTCTCTAAGTTAGATGATGTTTCAAAATCAGCGACGTAAAATATAGGAGAGTAATCTATCTCAGTAAATGCTTTTACTTTTGGTTTGATTATTTCATCTAAGTCTGTTTCACCGCGTTGCAGTCGTTTCTTTATAGTAGAAATACCTACACAGTTTTGCCCGTGCAGGTATTCCGACTGAGCAGCTAAGTCTTTTAATGTATACAGTTTATTAGCAATTTTGTATGTTGTCATATTTGGTCATAATGTACATTGATACCGAACCGTCTTCTTCTGAACGAAATTCCGGAATTACAATATCAAACCCCAATTCAATTAACATCGACTTTCTACGCTTATATAAGCACCGTCTGTCATACCCCATAAAATAAGCATAATCGTCGTGTTCTATACCGTTCCAACTTACACCTCTAACGTCTATACCACGGTCAATAGCGTATGCAATCAAAGCCCCATAATCCCATAAATCATCAATATGAAACGCTATTAGCATTTATTCCAATCCTTACTATATACAGCTTCACTATCCGCCATATGCAAATAAAACGCCAGCGGATTATGCGAAAATACGTCGCTTATATTTCGTTTGTCATACTCTGACGCAAATCCCATATGACAGTTGATTGCTTGAGCCTCTTCTATTTTAAGCGGTATGAATGACTGAAGTATATATACAGATTTAGAGCCATGTCCGCCGAATGGTGTTTCTTCGTTCCATTCATAAGATTGATACTGCTCCCATTTATCATCTACTTTAGCCCATCTCATGACAGGCTTGTAGCAATTACATTTGCATATATCGTGAAAAAGAGATGTGATTATAAGACTGTCTTCGGGGATTTCGTTCTCTAAATAAAGTCTGTCGCGGTATTCACGGAGTTTGTCATAGACTTCAAGCGAGTGTTTTATAAGACCTTCCACTTCGTTGTCATGATACTTAATAGACGCGGGCGCGGTACAAAAATCGCTGTCGACAAATATATATTTGTGGAGTTTGTCTATACCATCGCGGTCTATTTTCTCCATAAGATATTTTAGGCGGTCTGAATGAAAGTCGTACATTTTTATATCCCCCTTTCAATCTGTCTTTGTGTTCTTACGCATCGCCCCGTACATTCCTCTTCGTTACTGCCGGTGTAATCGTATATCGGTATGGAACGTTTTGGGAATATTGAACGATATACAGGCGTTCTAAATAATATATAGTATACCTCGTCTATAACATAAACCTCAATGACCTTATAACCGCTTTTCTTACCCCATTCCATTGTCCATTCATAGTCATAAGAGCCGTATGCCATAAATAATTTTTTGTTAAATTTATATAATATATTTTTCTTCATTATTTGAAACCCCCTTCAAGCACGAAAGTATTTCGTTTTTACGTTCTTTACGCAGGTCGCGTTTACGGAGCATGAAAGTATAAACCCTATTAAAGTCTTTGAGACGTTCGATGTCATAATATTTCATTATTTGAAACCTCCTTTTAAGTGCGACAGTATTTCATTTTTACGTTCTTCCAACGCTGCTATATCGTCTTCACGCTGTTTTTCGTTGTCATTAGCTTTTGCGTTATCTTTTGCCTTGTCAAATTCTTTTTCCAACCAATCCGAAAAGCCTTTAGTGTTGGATGGCGGAACATCAAATTCGCCTGTAATATAATAACCAAGGTCGGAATTTGGGTCCGCAAATGTTGCGAGATATCTACTATCTTCTCTTACATTGACTGTTTTTGTTTTGTAATTTATATAATCTATAGCGTCATTGAAATCTTTGAATTTCTCACCTTTGTCTAAGTCTTCTTTTATTGATTCTACGGTTATAAGTTTTTTCTGCCATTTGAGTTTGTTGTTTCTATATATGATTCGTTGATTATGTTTATTTATAGCGTTTATGAGGATGTGTTCTTGTTGAGGTGTTAGTTCCATATTATATAACCCGTGATTCTATGGATTGAATTAAATTATGTACACCTTTTATATCATAATTTCTGACTGTCCCCGTTCCTGCATAAAAATATATTAATTCATCAGTTTTTTTACTTCTAACGGCTATTTCGCTGTTAGACCAAATAACATGCACCACTTCTATATCATGTTTACGAATATGTTCAAGTGCATATTCAATTCTGTGTTTAAGAGTTTCTTTGCTCATTATTTTCTCCTTTTTCATTATTCTCCTATCAGATAATAGTCTAATTAATGACCATTCGAATTTGTACCAATTCAACCATTTTGTACATCTGTTATACGCACTGCATGATTCACGCGCTTGCTTAATGTCACTTGCGAGGGGGGCATGGGGAGTTTGACACTCCCCGCATGGATACCCGCATGGATTATATTTATTAGTCATCTTTCTTTCCGTCTATGAATTCTATGCGGTCGACTATACACGAAACGTATGTTTTGTAAATCTCGTTTCCGCTCTTTGTCTTTTCGTCGGATTTTTCGCTACGGACTGAAAGCTGTCCATTTATAAAAGCTGCCGAACCTTTATCGAAATACTTTGTAATGAATTCCGCTGTTCCGCCGAATGCTGAACAACGAATAAATGTTGTTTCATCGGTCTGTCTATTGTTTACAGCGAGTGTAAACGAACATCCGGTTTTCTGTTCTTTCTTCGAACCGTAAGTAAATGTTTCAGGCTTAGCTACAAGATGCCCTGCGATTGTAAGCTGATTGACGTTAAGAATTGACATTTTGTGATTCTCTCTTTCTATGGTTTTTATTTTAGATTTTGTAGGAATTTTACCCCTGCGATTGTATTTTCAGAGATTTTACCCTGCGATTATAATATTGGAAATTTTACCCTGCGATTGTAAATATGAACGAAATGTGAATGAATTATGAACAAATTGTTAACAGAAAATTGTTAACAGAGTGTGAACAGACTATGAACAGAATGTTAACAACTTATTGATACATTTTGAACATTTTGTGAATGAATTGTTAACATTCTGTTACTAAGTCTGTATCCTGTGCATAACCTTTTAGTGATTATGCACAGGATTTACTTAAAGATTAGTTATTGTTATTGTTGAGATTAACGTAACACACAACATTAGTATTATAAAGAACACTATAATAAACCTTAAAATTTTAATTAAATATTCTTTATCGTTCATGCTGTAAATGCCCTTTGTAATCTGTCGCCGATGAATACGCACCAAATCCCATTTTCCATATCGCGAAGAATGAAAATCTTTTCACCGGACCAACACTTTTGCAACAGCTGCCGAACGTAGCGGGCGCAGCCACGATGTAGTAGTTCCTCATATAATGACCATGTTGTTTGCTTCGCTGTCGTGGTTGAATGTCGCGGGGTGGTAATGCATTGGATGCGGAAAGATGTTAAATTACCATCGCGTTCTTTATATATGCTATAAATCGGCGTGTCATATGAGTAAAATATACGCTCGTGGTTTTCGCTTGAATAACCATCGAAAGCACATTGCGCGTACTTGTGTAAAATTAATTTATACATTTTATAACTCCTTTTAATGTTTGTTAATGGAATAGAGGGGTTTTAGCCCTCTATTCCAATCTCCGCCATCATCGCAGCAACTCGCCGTTTTGCCTGTTCAAGCTCCAGAAGTTTAACCGCCTTTTCGAGCTCCGCTGTATCTTCGGGCGGGTTGACTTTTCCGGCGTTCGCAATCTTGCGTTTGATTCGGCGGACAGCGTCGGCTATTTCTTCGGGCGTGCATTCGGTAAGCGTTCCATTTTTAAGGGCTTCGAGTGCCTTAATCGACGCGACTCGCTCGCGCGTCCTACCTCCGCGTTCGGTGTATTCCGCCATGAGTTCGGCAAGGCGTGCACTGTCCGCTTCGGGGTGGTTGGAACGAATGCGAGAGCGCTCAAATCCTATTGCACGGCGGAGTTCACTATCTGACAATGATTTGACGGGAAGTTTTAAAATCTCGTCCGTGTCAATGTCGATGCGGTGAACCGTTCCGCAATCCTCGCATTTGTAGGTGTACTGAATTTTCATGTTTTTACCTCTTTCTTCCTTATAGGAAATTTAATGTATATGCAAACGCTTGTGCGTTATGCGCTGTATATAGTTTTCAAAGAGCGGTAAACGGTCGGGCTTTTGTATTTGCTTTCCCCTTGTTTCTGTATATATTATACCACACACCGCCAAATATGTCAATATAAATTTACTTAAAGTTTTCGAGTTTACAAATTGTTAATAATTAATAGTTTGGTCATATAATTATAGTGATTTGTTAATAGAATATTCATAGCGTGGTAATAGTGTGTTAATTGCTTGTTCATATATCACTTGTTATTTAATAATTTGGTGATAGTGTGTTCATAATTTGTTCATGAAATGTTTGGAGTTTATTCATAAGAGGATAGGAAATATTCCTAAAAAAGGAAAATTTTGGTAAAACGGGACATGGGTATATATCCC